ATTTACCTATTATAAACCAGCTTTGATATCACCAGTATTTTTCAGTCTTAGAGGAATGTAAATAAACTCAACTGCTTTAACAGGTTCAATAGCGATATCCATATATAATTCATTGCGGTCAATTCTTGCAGGAGTATTGTTTGTTCCATCGCAGACTACAACATAATCATACAATGCACGTTGTCCCACTAATTCAAGCATTAGACTTTCTGCTGCTGCTTTAATTTCACGACGAGTCTGTGCATCGTTAGGTTCAAACAAGAACGGTCTTGCAAGAATATCTAACTGACGACGTAAGTAGCAAACTAAACGAGCAACATTAATTCTATCCAATGAGCTTGCATTCTTTGCACGAGTTCTTTGTCCGTATGCTACAATACCTACACCTGGTAATGTTGCAATTGGATTAATTTTAACTGACGGATCATACAATACATCTCTTAAACTTTGATGCAATGCTACAGTTTTAAATTCGCCTTCCATGTTAATATAGCCAACTGATGTAGCATTATCAACTCCACCACGGCGTGTTCCTGCTGGAGCAAACCATTGGAAGCTCTTTGCATCACTATTAATAAATGTACGCAACATCATATGGCTTGGTGGAACAACAATTTTGTTACCTGTATTATCATTAGTGTAACCACTTGGGTAATACATAGCCATATATTCGTCAAAACTAGTAGCACCGTCGTCACCGTTATCTAATGCGTTATTTAGATTTAGACCCCAAGCATTTAATGCAGTGCCAGTTGGCTCTAGACGGAAAGGAGTATCTCCTATAACAAATGCTGTTATACCACGATCTACGTTAAGACCGATCATATTCTGAATTGCTTCTGGATAACCAGGAGTTGCAATTAAGTTGAATACTACAGTATCTGAATCTCTAACTCTTGCGTTAGTGTCAATTGTTGATTTTAATGCAGCAACTACTTGTGCTCGTTGTGCCGCACGTCCAAAAACACCAGATCCATCTTCGGCTACATTATGCTGTGAAACCCAACGACCAGTGTTATAGCTTGCCATTGACTCTCCGCTATTACGTGGATAACGTTTATTTTGTCCTTCGTTTTCATTTATATCAATATATTTACTAATATATTTCTTAACATTAAATCCACTACGACGAGTATTAAATAATCTCATACCTTTTGGGTATAATGCTGGATCTGGACAATCTGGATCTACATAATCGTATGTTAGTAATTTTTGTATGCTATCTGGTTCAACATCATCACCAGCGCCGCTCCAACGAGCATCGGCAAATAACCAGCCATCTGGTGTAGATTGATCTGTTGTATCTTGTTTGACCCATCCTAACATAGTATTAAAGACATAAATGTCTCTACCATATCTATTCATGTCATCTGTTGAAATCCAGATATCACCATCAACAAGTGCTTCGCCCATGCTGTTTCCTGTATCTCTATCAGGTGCAGTTACAGATATAATAGGACCAGCGGGATCTGTCAGATTGTGATATGGAGAATACACAGATTGATATCCTACCCACCCACGTATGCCAGCATGAATCATAATATCAACTTCGTCATGAACAGAGCTAAACCATAATTTTCCATCTTCTGGAGGAGTATATGGTTCGTATGCACGTGATTCGTATGTTAGATCTTTCCAATTAGATGCAACCAAATCCCATCCTGTTTCACCAGCAGGTGTTTCATAAAGATTCTCTGTACCTGTTTTATCAGTGTAGTTATATTTAATAAATCCGCAACCTGCAATAGGAGCATTAGTTACATCATGTAATTCAAAATCTCCACCTAATCTATGACTAATAGTTATACGTTTAGTTGCGCTATCATATACAGCTGATACATTTATCAAACCAGATGCTGCTAAGGCTGCAGGTATGTATGCGGCAATAGTTTTTGTATTGTCTCCAGGATTTATAGTAACAGTTTTAGAGGCTGACCATGTATTTGATCCTGCAAGTGTTTCCCTAATATTGAAAACATACGTTTGTGTAGCAAGTCTAGAAGCAGTAGCTACAATTGACGTAGGTCCTGCATGATTACGCCTACGAATTTTAAAATCTGCCGTATTTAAAGTTTCTTCCCAATTATAATCAATATATAATTTACCTACAGGAATAGATAATCCTCCAGCTTTATTTGTAGCTTCTGGATATGTACTATACATAGGAGTATCAATACTATCCCAATGTTGGATAGAGGCATTATACCGTTTAACTTTCCAACTAGCACCGTTAGACTGCTCAGTGGTTGTAATCCAAATATCGCCTGCCGCCCAGGTCGCTGTTTCGGGATAATCGTAATGCGGACTTATTTGTACATTGCGGCCGCCGTTAAATCCTTGCTGAACTTGCTCCCATACAAAGCTGTTATTTTTGTAAAATAGGTAATTATAACCATTAAGTAACATGCAATAGTCGCCAGGTTGGCCAAATGTAGTATCCGGTGCTGCCATATCTCCGGTTCCGCTGATATAATTTGGTAATGAATCGTCATCTAATATTACAGGTTTTACGGGTACAAATTTTGTACCATCCCATTGTTTAATACCAAATTTAGTAGATGCCGTATCTAACCAATAAGTTCCATTAACTGGCATGCCATTTGGAACACTAGCTTGAGGAAGCAATACTGAAGTATCGATATCAGCTCTAACAACATATGCTCTGCTGCTAACTCCTAGCAAACTGTAGGCTGCTTGAAGACCATATTCATTTAACTCATCACCATGCAATGGATTTTTATTTGCATCAGTATAGAAATGCGGTACGCCAAACGTATCGGCTAAATCACGTTGTCCGGTCATTAACCATATTTTGCCAGCATTGGCTGCGGTTGTACCTTGTGCTATTGTTCCGCTTGCGTTTGTTTTGTCTTGTGCAGATGTTACAAATATCAAAGGCACAGTGCCTGGTGAAGATGGAGTATAAAAACTCTCATCGATTACTTGTACTTGTACGCCTGGTGAATTCAAGTTTGCCATATGTAATATCTCCTAATTGGATTACTTGAATTATTTAGTCAGTATTTGAAAAAACATGGGGTTAAATAATACTGAAAAGGGAACTAAAAAGGGCGCAAATGAGAAATTTATGTAAAGAATGTGGGCGACGACCTGTTGCTATAAACTACCACAAGGAAGGGAGAATCTTCTACAGATCAAAATGTGACCACTGTGCTAATGGTCGTAAAGATGGTATCCCTCTATGGGAAAAAGCAGGATATAGTAAAAAACTAATATGTGATAAATGTGGTTTTACATCTAAGTATTCTGAACAATTTAATGTATTTTATATTGACGGAAATGTAACAAATTGTAGATATACTAATTTGAAAACTGTATGCGCCAATTGCCAACGCATATTACACAAACTCAAGTTGCCTTGGAAACAGGGAGATCTTCGACCAGATTTTTAATTTGTTCAAATAATGAATCAATGGTAGTATCATTAAACACCGTATGGTTGATATTACCACCCACCCAAGAATATTCGCTGGCATGAATTTTTGCTCTTTCTAATTTCATACCACTAAGAGCCCATGTTGTATTGCCATTGGGACCACGATTAAATGACTCGGCTGCTGGAAACCAATCCGGATCTTCGCCTCGTTTAATTCTTACAACAATACCGCCTGCATTATGAATTGCATTAATTTCATTGGGGAAACGTACATCACTGATAACAATATCGTCATTAGTGGATAATAATTTATGCTCTAAGCTAGCAATCCATATTTCATCGTTAAACCCTTTGCGGCAAACTTCTGTACCCCAATATTGTAATATCCAGCGCGGTGTTAAATTAGGCATGTCTAACCGCTTTGCCCACCATGTATCTATTTGCTCACGCCATTCGCGAGCTTCCTTTGTACGACCTTCAAGTAGTGTTCTGTCCCAACCAAACACAGCCGATACGGCATCTTTTAATGTACCAGCAAAGCTATCCCTTCTAAAGCCGTGAAAATTAACTAGATAATCAGCGGCTGTGTCTTTTCCAGAGCCGATTAAACCTACAAAACCTATGATCATAAAATCCTTGTGTGATATTATAATTTATTACAATTACGTTAATATGTCAATATTTTGTTAGCCAATTACAAAAGTAAGTGGGGTACCACCGTCTTTATAATTAATTAGATCAAGTTCTAATGTTTCTATTTCTGCCTTACCTTCACCTTTAAGTGCTGCACCATTAAGTTGAGTACCACCTTGTGGGCTTGCAATGGTTCCAAACTTTTCACGGGCTTCGCCGAGCATAAGTTTAGCGGTTGCTAATGAATAATCTTTTAACCATTGCCCTGCAAACTGATCTTGCATTAAATTAAAATCCGGACGATAGTTATATAGCCATAACATAACTTCTTCTTCGGCTCTAGGACGCTGCATGATTGTAAGTTTTTTAGTAGTTTTATTAAATGTAAAATTAATCTCACTACCAAACATTTTACCCACTAATTTTTGATAACTAGCAAACGCATAATATGTTGCTAAACCGCCCATATTTGTACTTGTTAGCAAATAGGTATTAGAATAGGCTAGGTTAAATGGTTCATACAATGTTCCACCTTGGCCGCCTCCTGTTCTACTACCAATACTACGACGGAAGATCTGACGAACATTAGTTACTTCTTGGGGAAGTGTGTATTCGTTTTGATCTAATTCTAATGTTAAAAATCCAAAACTTTCTTCTGCTGCATTGCTGCTACGTTGGCGGAATTTAGCCAACGCCCTATCAATGGCAGTATTGTAATGTATAGGGTCAAGTTCAACATCAATCATGCCAGAACCTAGCATTGTTTTAACGTATTCTACTATTTTTTGGCGTTCATTTTCGTTTTCGGTCATACTGATATTTAGCCATAAATACAATACTATGCCAAGACTTTCAATGTACCGGCCTGAAAAGGGCAACGATTTTAAATTCTTAGATCGAGTGATCAACGAAGAATTCCAAGTGGGCGGAACTGATGTATTTGTACATAAGTATCTCGGTCCTATGAATCCAGAAGATGGAAACAGCACTCCTGCTGTTCCTAATAATTTAAATCCAATTCCTGAATTAGGAATACAAGATTTGTTGTTCATGGAGAATAGAGATCGTCATTATTCTCCCGATGTATATGTTATCCGTGGAATATATACAATGCAAGATTTAGATTTTAATTTAAGTCAATTTGGATTATTTTTAAGTAATGACAACATTATGATTAATTTTCATCTACGTAGTAGTTTTGATGCGTTAGGTAGAAAAATCATGGCAGGCGATGTTATAGAATTGCCGCATCAAAAAGATGAATATGCACTTGACGATAGCATAGTAGCATTGAAAAGATTTTATGTGATATCAGAAGTTACTCGCCCTGCTAGTGGGTATAGTCAAACATGGTATCCACATCTAGTAAGAGCTAAATGTTCGCCACTAGTTGATAGTCAAGAATTTAAAGAAATACTTGATGCTGATAGTGGTGCAGAAGATGGTAGCACACTAAGAGATTTATTATCTTCATTTAAGAAAAATATAGAAATTAATAATCAAATTTTAGAGCAAGCTCAAGCAGATGTTGAAGCAAGCGGATATAAAACTGAACAATTTTATGTTGTTCCGGCAAATACATCAACAAATATTTCGAGTACAAGAGGATTAGCAACACCAGCCGACGCTTCTATAGAAAATATAGATGCTAGTTCTGAGGTACTTGATGCTAGTGCAGTATTAGCTACTCCAACTGAAAATTACTATATAGGATACTTAACAGGTGACGGCATACCTCCTAATGGAATTCCCTATAGTTTTGGTATTACATTTCCTAGTGGTGCAATTGAAGGTCAGTTTTTCTTAAGGACTGATTATTTGCCCAACAGATTGTTTAGATATGACGGACATCATTGGATTAAATATGAAGATGATGTAAGAATGACTACAAGTACATTAGGTTCATCACAGACAGATAATCCATTGCTGGTAAGAAGAAAACTTAAAGCAAGTTTCATTAATAATACAAATACAGCCACTGTTGCAGGAGAAGTTGTTGTAGAAAAACAAGCACTCAGTCAAGTGCTAAAACCAAGAGCAGATAATTAATATGGACTATTTTTATGACGGGCAGGTGCGTAGATACCTTGCACAATTTATTCAGATTTTGAGCAACTTTGCTTATAAGGATGCTAAAGGAAATCTAGTACAAGTTCCTGTAAGATACGGAGACATGACTAGACAGGTTGGGCAAATTCTAAGAAAAAATAGTGAGAATACTATCCCTAGTGCTCCGTTTATTTCATGCTATATAAAAGAGTTGGATTTTGATCGAGATCGTATGCAAGATCCGACATTTATTAGTACAATAAACATAAAAGAACGTGCATTTGACGAAAATAATAATCAATATTTAAATACACAGGGCAGCAATTATACCATTGAACGTATAATGCCTAGTCCTTTTAAAATGATATTATCGGCAGATATTTGGTCATCAAATACTGATCAAAAATTACAAATATGGGAACAGTTGATTGTTTTCTTCAATCCTAGTTTTGAAATACAAACCACAGATAACTATGTAGATTGGACTAGTCTTAGTGTAGTTACTTTAGATTCTATTGATTGGTCTAGTAGGCAAGTACCACAAGGTGTAACTGAAGATATAGATATAATGACTATAACATTTCATACACCGGTATGGATCACACCTCCTGCTAAAGTTAAAAAATTAGGAGTAATTACTAAAATTATATCTAATATATTTTCTGAAACTGCACAAGGAACTATTGCTTCTCAATATAATATAAGCGGTGCTGCTGATGTTTTTTCAGGTACTAATCCGGATACCACAGTCGTAGTAACTCCAGGTAATTATAGTTTGTTAGTTTTAAATGGTACTGCAAAATTAATAAAACCTAGTAATGGAGAAAGTATAGATATAATGTCTCCTAAAAACGTAGCATCTTGGCATACAATATTAGATTTATATCCTGGAAAATTTAGAGCAGGGTTAAGTCAAATAAGGTTTTCTCAGGCTAACGGGTATGAAGTTATTGCTGACTGTATGTTAGATCCTAGTGATGATTTTAATATGAAATTAAATATTCATCCTGAGAGCCCCGGTGTTCCTAGTAATACTATTATCGAAGGTAGAGGAACAGTCGATGCTGTAATAAATCCAGAAATATTTAACCCTACAGGTATAGTATCTAATACAAGATATTTAATATTGGAAGATATTAATAACAATTCATATTATAATCAACCCGATTATCAAGGACCAGATGCATGGAAAAATACAGACGGTAGTAATTTTCAGGCATTTGCCAATGATATAATTGAATGGGACGGCTCTGCATGGCGTGTTGTTTTCAGTTCAGGATTGCATAAAGATGTAATCTATATAACTAATGCATATACAAATACTCAATACAAATGGGAAAATGGTTCCTGGAGTAAAACGTATGAAGGGATATACGAACCTATATTATGGCGACTAATACTATAAATCAAATTGTTTGCAGTGGTGGACTATTTTTAGCTAAAGATACAAAACGCTTTTTATTGCTATCTAGAACACAGGCTAAAACAGCAGGTACTTGGGGATTTGTTGGTGGCAAACAAGAGCCAGATGACGGGACGCCATTTGATGCCCTTAAAAGAGAAATTGAAGAAGAAGTAGGTAAAACGCCCACTATTAGAAAAGTAATTCCGTTAGAATTGTTTGTAAGTAACGATCAAAATTTTCAATATAATACCTATGTATTGGTTATTGATAAAGAATTTATCCCAATATTAAACGAAGAACATGCGGGCTATGCTTGGTCAAATTATGATCAATGGCCTAAACCTTTGCATAGGGGTGTGAGAAATTCTTTTAGTAATAAAATTATTCAGGCTAAACTTGAACTACTACTGGATTTACTATAACAAATCAGGACCAAATGCCCATGTACCTAGATGGCGCATTTCCTGACTTAGCACAGTATCAATTTTAATTGTACGTCCTGTACCTGCAATCTTTTGGCATAGTACCATATCTTCTCCTAGGAAGTCATTTGACTGCGGGCTCCATTGAAAATCAAACCAGGGTTTAGGTAACTCTGCAAATATATCAGATTTCATTAACATGCACCCCATACCTACACCCTCAACAGGGACAAGATCGTCATATATATCAAAGTCTAAAGGATGTTCCCAATCACCGATTGTTTCATAGGCAACTCCTTTGGCAGGCAGTTGGCGTCTTATATAGTTTGCTGCCACAATATCTTCGTTATGAGATAATAATCTTACAGCAGTGGTAGAGGGAAATACCATATCACTATCCAACCATAAAATATTTTCTGCTCCTGATTCAAGAGCCAGTGTGGCTAATCTTTCTCTTTGTGTAAGTAGTATGGTACTAGCATCCATAAAAACATGAGTGTCTATGCTATTCATAGTGTTGAATTTAACTAGTTCAACTAAACTCATAGCGTGGGCAGAATGTAATGTATCTCTACATGGAATACATATTGCTAATTTACCCTTTTTACTCGACCATTGACTTGTTGAAAATACTGATTTCTTTTTCATGCGCCTGCAACATCTTTACTAAGTGTTTCACCTTTGATAACTAAACTTTGAATAGAGTTAATTAAATCTTGGGTGCGTTTAGCACATAGTATAAAGTCATTAGGACTAAGTTTGCAAGCGGTATTCATGGTTTCAAAACTTAATTTTCCACCAGTTATTACTTCAATGGCACTAATTTTTGCCAATTCTTCAATAAATGCGTCTTTAGCATCTTCTTCTGAAATATTAATAATATCTGAGATGTCGCTTTCATCCATTTCATCGAGCAATTCTAATAAAATGTTTAATTCGTTTTGTTGAACTAATGTAGGCTGTTTAATGAATTGTAATTCTTGTATTCTTTTTAAGAATGCTACTAATACATTTGGATTAGATAAACGATCACACCATGTAATAGTATCCAATTCCCATTTACTTGGTCCTAACTTAATGTTAGGCAATATATTGTTGATTTGATCTTGTTTCATAATATTTAATTAACTTGAATTAGGTCCTAATTTACCACCAAACGTTGCTGAGAATTTAATTGGCGTCCCTGCAGTTTGACCAATACCATAAGTAGCATTATTACCCAATACCGCACTAAGTTTAATATTCTGGCCACCACCCGGGGCATTACCTGTAGAGCCCGGAGTATATCCCACTCCGGCTACACCGCCGACACCACCTGGAGGTGCAAATGCTTGATTGACTTTTCCAAATGATATTGCACTCCCCGTCGCTGGTAATGGTATTAGGTTTGTTGCCATGATAATATTGTTTGGCGTTCTATTTAGTGAGCATATAATTCAATAGATACATAAATTGAATTAATATAATGCATTCCAAACGCTACCGTCAAAAAATACAGGATATGGATTACCTGTTGTTTTTCCGGCAGGATCCCAATTTGTCACATCTGCAACGGCAAACATTCCCACGGTGGCTGTTGTAGGAGTTGATGTAGTAACAGTTAAAGATAAAATATTACCTATAAATGCATTTCCATTTACTCCTAATCCGCCAACAATTGTAACAGCACCCGAGGTAGTAGATGTTGATTCTTCTCCTAATCCTAATTCTGTATTTGCATTTATTGTAGCAGATCCCTGACCGTTATAATAAAATACACTGCCTAAATTTACTTGATTATCAACCCCATCAACAATAAGACTTCCGTTAATTGAAACAATATTATTACCGTGTGTTAAATTAACCGCTCCTTTTCCTGCAAAAAAATTAAAAGAACCAGTTGTAAAATACTTTGCAATTTGATCTCCAAAAAAGAAATTACGTTGGCCGTCTATGAGACTTTTTCCTGATTGGCTTCCTATTGCAATATTATTGTCTTTTAATAATATTCTATTAACTGTTCCGCTACTTGAATAACTAGAATAACCTGTACTATCTAAAGGAACAGTTAATATATTATCTGTATATAAATCAAAAGTTGAAGTAGATATAACATTTATATAAAATGTTTGAGTTGTTATTTCTAACATTCCTATAACATCCCTTATATCTATTTTAGTACCACTTCTTAATTTATGATCAGGTGCAGTTACTCTTGCAGGACTATGGTTTGTTATTGTTGTTATACTTGCAACTGGTAGTTTTTCTACTACTCCTAATTTATTCAATGCATTATCACCAATGGCAATTGAATTTGAAATATGTGTGCCTGAACTAAGTGCATACCTTCCTATCGCAATATTTGCATATGCAGTTTCAATATGTTCTAATGCACTAAACCCTATTACAATGTTTTCTTGTCCATCATTTTTTTCTTCATCAGGGATAGAAGCAATCCCTCGAACTACTATGTTGTTAAGTCCCTCGTATCCTCTTCCTATACGAATATCATTAACATGAATATCATCTTTAACCCATAGATTGCGTCCAATACCAACACCACCAATTACAACCAATGTGCCTGAATCTGAACTTGTTGAAATAGTTGTTAATCCTGTTTCTTGGATTCTTATAGTACCTTCTGGTAATGCGCTAGTTATAACAGCTTGATTGAATTGAACATAACCTAATGTAGATGCGTATCTAGTCCGCAAATTTTCGTCAGTGATTAATGTATATCCAGTAGTGCCATAAGTGGGCGGTAACTGGGGCATTGCATCGGGAAGTTTAATAAAATCTCCACTTCCTCCTGATCTTAATTTAGATGCACTTAATAATGATGGCATTATATATTCCTATTATGAATTAGCAGTTTGAAGAATACTTAAAACTAATTGAGTAGTTGCAGAAGTATCTGCATAACATATAACACTATCTAATTCTTCAATAATAAGTTTTCCAGTTAATAGTGACGCTGCATCATTAGGAGGGATAGCATAATTTTTAACCAATGGGCTTGCTGTTTTTCCGTCTTGACGTCCAAAACCTTGTGCATCAGCAAGAATAGTTTTATATCTATAATGTGAAAATGTCACAAAATGTGTGGTATTGGTAGATAAATTAGCTACCTGTGCCATCAATAAAATTGAAGTAGCACCAATAGGTGCGGTATAAACTGTAGCTGTAGTATTAGAATTTAATACTTGTGTTTTAGTTAAAAACTTGTTTAATGGTAATTGTGCCATATTATTTTATTCCTGTTATTATTCTATTGCTAGTATAAATGGAGTCATATTTGCATACAACGATTGAACGAATGTTCTACCACTTAATACTCCAGTTGCTTGACTAATTACTAGTCCTTGACCAATTCGGAAATCTCCATTTTGATCTGTTGATGTGAAGAATACTTTACCACTATTTAACTGAACAGTTTCTTTGGCCTGTACAGGATCGGCAACTCCACGTTGCGGTAACGCTCCGTAATTTGTGCCTGCACCTACATATTCAAACAAGTATCCGCTGGCGCTAATATAACTACGTTGATACAAATTAGCAATAGTTCCATCAGGAAATAAATCCGGACGAGTTACAGCTTCACCTAATTCCACAATATGATATGTTCCCGGTCTAGACCAATAACTTAATCCAGAATAAACCATATTGTAATTACCGCCGGATTCTAAATCATATACTAATTGTTGTAATATTAATCCAATATCTCTTTTACATTTTTCGGATTGACTAATAGAACTACCTAAAACTCCCGGATCAACATCATTTACATAAGCATAAATTTCTTCTTTAATGAAATTTATATTTGCTTTAATTAAAGTTATAGCAGAACCTGCTCCATTTGGAATTACACCGGTTTCTGTAATTGCACTAGGAGGAATAATTCCTGTTGTTGCATTTTCATATGTTCCTGCATCAACAATATCAATGAGATAATCAAATCTTAAATTTATAAAAGGAATTGCATCTGCACCACCTG